AGCAAGTGCGTTTGTGGAGGCGGAGGCGGAGAGGGGTTCGAACTCCGTTGATTCTACTCGCATCCTGCTTGGAGAGACAGCAGAGATAGCAGCACGGACGTTGAAGGGAGCACTTGATGACGAGAATGCGACTGTTCGGGTAACTGCTGCGAAAGACATTCTTGATCGAACAGGATATGCGAAGGAAGATAAGTTGAAGGCGAGGATTACAGTTGAGCCAAGTCAAAGTTTGGTCGACGTTATTAGTAGAATAGTGGGAGAGAGAAGTGGAAAAGAAACTGTCCCAATCTCAGGTTGATGCGATGAGGAAGGTACTTTTAGGAGACTTCTCCTACTTTGCTCAGCTTCTAACTGAACCTTCTTTCTTTGATATACACTTCCACGTTGATTTCTGTCGCTTTATGCAATATGCGGGGAGGAATAAGTTAGTGGTACTCCCTCGTACCTTCCTCAAGACGACGATAGCAGCTACCCTCTACTCTCTTTGGAGAGCTACTATAGATCCTTCCATTCGTATCCTTATCGTTTCGAATACAGATACGAATGCGGGAAAGACGGTTCGTGCAACTCGTTCAATTATAGAACAGAATGAGATGTATCGTCTCTTTTTCCCTGACCTTATCCCTACCTTCTCGAAGGTAAGGTGGAGCGACTCTTGCGCGTGTCTAGCGCGGCCGATTGACCATCCAGAAGGTACGTTTGAGAGCGCGGGTGTTGGGTCGAACATTATTCGTCGTCACTTTAATCTTATCATTGAGGATGACACGGTAGCACCGAAGAAGGATGAGCTTACTGGTGAGGAGGTTATGCCTAATAAGGACGATATCGAGAAGGCGATTGGTTTTCATAAACTAACTCTCCCTCTTCTTATCAACGAAGAGGATGAGAGGGTAGTGATAGGTACACGGTGGGCAAGTTACGATCTCATCAACTACGTGAAGGAGAACGAGAAGTTTAAGGAGTTTGATAAGAGGTGTAGAGATGAGGGAGGGAGACCTATATATAAGAAGTTTAGTCAGGAACGTCTCGAGGCGATTCGGGCAGGGATGGGTATTTTTATGTTCTCTATGCTCTACGAGAACACTCCTCTCGCAAAGGAATTCATGTCTTTCAATCCTGATTGGTTTCGATACTATGAGGAGAGTGAGCTTCCGGAGGAGGGAGAGTCGATTGTTACGATTGACCCAGCGGATCCTCCGACGGGGAAGAGGGGACAGGATTACACTGCTATCGTTTCGTGTAAGCATACGAAGCGAGGTATATTCGTGCGTCGGTATCGGCATAAGAGGGTTTCGGATAAGCAGATGATTGACGAGACGTTCGCGGTGGCGAATGAGGATGGAGCAGTGAAGATAAGGATCGAGACAAACCGTTATGCACACCTCGCAGCAGGGTTTCGGGAGGAGATGAAGAAGAGAGATAAGTACTATATCATCGAGGAGGTGAAGGCGAAGAGTGTGTCGAAGGAGACGAGGATTAAGAATCGTCTCTCCCCTCTCTTTGAGAATGGTGTCATATTTATTAAGAGAGGGATGAGGGAGCTTGAAGGGGAACTTACCACATTCCCGTATGGACGACACGACGATCTTATCGATGCTCTTGCGTGGCAAGTGGAGGGGAGAACGGCGACTGAGTATGAGCATCCGTTGTCTCCACGTCCCTCCCTCCCGAGCGGACGTCGCTCCTTTACTTTCGACGAGATTCGAGCAAGTTGTCGCTCCCACTCCCACACCCTCTACCCTTTCGAGAGGCAACTAGGGGAGAGGGAGATGGTGGGTAATTTCAAAAATTGAACTTACTAAGGAGTTGGTATGCCAAAGGACTTCGAAGCGTGTCGTAAGGGTGGGGGGAAGATTAGGACAGTCTCGCTCAAGGGTGGGAAGTACATGCACGTTTGTAGTTTAAACGGAAAGACATATAAGGGGGAAGTAAAGGTTAGGGGAGAGGGAGAGAAGAGTATGGTCGCAGCAGCAATGGAAAGGAAGATGAAATGAGTGGAGATAATGGAGAGGTGAAGAATGTGCAGGAGATTAAGTTGACGATAACGCAACGTTCGGACGGAGCGTTGTCGGTAGAAGGACCAGGAGGGGATGAGATGTACGATGAACCCATCTGTCTCTACCTCCTTGAGAAAGGGAAAGATTTTGTTAAGTTTCGTAACGCTCAAGTTATGGCTGAGAGAAAACAGAAGCCCGGACTGTTCGTTCCGAATCGATTTGGTAGGAGACATCCGTGAAGGCAGATATTGAGACGTGGTGGGACAGGATTGAGAGAGGGATTCGCTTTAAGGAGAACTTTGGCTCCGCGAAGTCTTGGTCAACGTATCGAGATTACGGGAGAGGAAAGTTTGCTGGTTTCTCTGGTAGTACGCGAGGTATCCTTCCCTACAATCTCGTTCATGCTATGCAAAGAGGGATGGTTCCAAACGTATACTTTCGCAATCCCTACATTACTGTCACGCCTGCGAATAAGCCGGGCATTGATATTCAAGCGCGCATCGTGGAAGCTATCGATAATTGGTTGATGATAGAGTTGGGGATTAAGCAGACGTTTAAGACGATGGTGCAGGACGCCTACTATACAAATCGTGGGATTGCAAAGATTGGATATGATGGAATTTGGAAGGATCTCACGAAAGGACTCGATGATGAGGCGCTCGCACTCGAACTCGGGATACCCGTCTCCCAACTCTCCCTCAACGGGAAGAGGAGAGTAGAATATGATGTGAATGTTAAACCTGGTACTCCTTGGGTCTCCCGTACTGCTCCCGAGATGTTTATCGTTCCTTTTGGTGTACGTACTCTCTCCGACTGTCCTTGGGTAGACCATGTCGTCCTCCGTCCTCTTGAAGATGTAAAGGCGGATAGAAAGTATAAGAACACGAAGGAGTTGGAGGGGACACATGTCGAGATGATATTGAAGGATGCGTCTCGTTCTCAATTCTATAAGGAGCTTACGAGTGAGTGCGACATCGTTGAGATACACGAGATTCGCGACTTTAAACGGAAGGAGATTAAGACGTTCGTACCTGGGTACGAGAAGTGGCTTCGTGAACCTACCGAAGACGTTCTCCAAATTGAAGGTCTCCCTTTCGTTGACTTTACCTTCAACGAGGATGGAGAGTATTACTGGGGTCCTAGCGATGTTCAAATTATCGAGCCTCAGCAGTTAGAGATAAATGAGACGAGAACGCAAGCGATGTATCATCGTCGCATCGCTCTCCTCAAATTCCTCGTGCAAGATGGAGGGATGGATAAGGATGAGGCAGCTAAGATGCTCTCCGAGAACGTGGGACCTCTCGTCTTCACGAAAGGAGATCCGAGAACTATCGTAAATATGCTTCAACCACACATCCCACCCGACCTCATTCAGTGGAGTGAGATGTGTCGTTCCGACGTTCGTGAGCTCCTCGGCTCCGGTCGGCAACAGCTCGGAGAGGCTCCGCCTGGGAGAAGGACGGCGGAGGAGATGAGGATGGTGCAAGCAGGCACCGACATTCGAATGGATGAGAGGAGAGATATCGTCGCGGATGCTCTAACGCAAATGATGAGGAAGGTAAATCAGATCATATTCGAGAGGTGGACTTCGGAGAAGGTTGTGCAAGTTGTCGGGTACGACGCAGCTAAGTACTGGGTTGCATATAAAGGGAATGATAACCGAGCAGAATACAATCTCCGAGTTGATGTGGAGTCGATGACTCCTCGTACGAAGCAAGTGAAGAAGAGGGAGATTATAGAGTTGATACAGGCGGTGGGGAGCAATCCACGAGCGAACATCGACTACCTCATGCGTCTCCTCCTTCATGAATATGAGTGGGTGGATGCGATGAAGGTACTCCCTGATGCGCAGGAGACGATGGCAGCACCAATGCAACAAAAACAGTTTCAGGAACTTCAGTCGAGGATGCTTGGTGACAGTTGGATGATGAAGGAGAGAGCGGGAGCGAATGCGAAGAAGATTGGAGGAGTGTAGTGCCACGTTACGATTACGAGTGTGCAACGTGTAAGAAGATGTGGGAGGGTTTCCACACAATTGAGGAGAGAGACGAAGAAGTGTGTACGTGTGGAAAGAAGGCAACTCGTTATCGTGTCTCGAAGGATACGAATACTGACATCTTTCAGCCTATGATGTATGAGGACATATGTAACACTCCAATTTGGGTTACGAGTAAGAGTCAACTGCGAGAGGAATGTAAGAAGCATGACGTGATAGCAGTTCGACTTCTTTAGTTAGCATTACTAAATAGAAGAGGAGGGAATATGAAAAGCGAAGAGTTACCTAAAGTACCAGTTCCTAGCATCGTAAGGCAGAGTGTATTGCCAGAACCCTCTCTCCCCGTTTTGGCATCTTCTAGTACACCTTTTAGTGAGGGAGAAGAGAAGGGGAGGGGAAATGAAGAAGTGGGAGAAGAGGAGGCGATAAGTGAGGGAGAAGAGAAGGAAAAAGGAACTATATTGATTAAACTCTACGAGAACTCTCCCTTCTCAGTAACCTTCGAGGGGAAAATTGGTGGGGGTGACGTGGATAGGGCGTGGAGAGCATTGATGAAGCAGTATCGAGTGTGGAAGAGTAAGCTTTCGAAAATGATAGTTAAGAAAAAGGGAGAGTAATATGCCAGTTGACGATAACGAAAAGGGAGGCGACGGAAAAGATGGAGCTGCGGATGACGTCCAGCAGCAACTCTCCACTTTGCAGAAGGAGTTCGAGGCTGCGAAGGGAGAGTTAGACTCATTAAAGGGTGCGAAGACAGACCTTGAACAGAGACTTGAGGAGGCGGATAAGGAACTTCTCAGCGATGAATTTCTCTCCTTTAAAGAGGCGAAAGGGAGGAGAGCATCCTCAAAGGATGGCGAGAATGAGGAGATCGATCTCGACCGGGCGTCCAATCGTGAGATTGCTTCGTTCGTAGAGAAGAAGTACAAAGGTGACATTGATCTTGCAGTGAAGGACATTCGGAAGGAATTAGACCTTAGTAAGCAGCAAATCGGGATGATGGCTGCCCAATTCGATGT